GAAGTTGCATACCGGCAAGACGCCCAAAGAGATGTTTTTGAAGCTTATTCGGGAACAACTTAAGCCTTACATGGCTGAGGCTAAAACGATCCTGGACAAGCGAAAAAAGCCTTAATCGTCTTTTCCTTGCTGGGCTTGGTCTTTTGCAATTAATGTTGCTAATACCAACGTCCTGCGCTGGATTTTTCTGGCTATTCCTCTGGCTAGTGTTGCGTCGTATTTTTCGATGTGCTGGCGCTTTACTTCCAGTTCGGCTATTTGCTGCCAAGTATGCCATATACCCCCCACGTTTTCGCTTAAAAATGCCATAGTGTTAACTCCAAAAAAAAATCGGCGTCCGTGCCGTCGTGCCCTTCCTTGAGTGGGTACTATGGCAAACGCCAAAAATAGATAAAAATTTATTTTTTATAGTTCTTAATCTGGTTAAATACTTGATAATAATTTGCCTGCAATAACTTAAGCTTTTTGAAGGGTTTTGCGCTTTGATCAGTGACGACGAACTAAATAAAATAATTGCCGCCCACGGGTACGTTAGCAGCACGACGCCGCATTGGCCGGGCTGTTACCAGGTACACGCTGAATGCGCTGTGCGGTGGCTGGTGGCTACTGTGCGGGAATTGTCGCCGGTGGCGGCGAAACGGTTGAGCACGACGGCGGTTGCTGAAGAAACAAGAGAAAAAGAATTAGTTAAATTTATGGAATTGTTTTTAGAGATGATGCGAATAACTATGAGCGACGCCTCAACGGCTTATTTAGAAGCTCATCGGATTTTAAGAGATATTAAGGGGCTGCCGCCCGAAGACGTAATATACCCGCCTAGACGCAAGAAAAAAGCCGCCGGCGACAAGCCGACTAAAATAGAACACGACGAAAAAGGGTTAATTTAAACACGGGGATAGCCTGGGCGGCTATTTCCCTTAACGCCTAGCGCCTTACCTCGTAGCCATCGGGGCCCGTGGCTATAGCCCTTCTATGGCCTAAATTTGCTAGTAATTCTTTAACAGTTGTGTCATTGATAGGGTTTTCGTGCTCTTTAAAAAACTTCACGATTTGGGCCTGTTTTGCGGGCCCGTGGTCATGAAGATAATCAAGCAACCTTTGTTCTTTGGCACTGTAAAACAGCGGCCTATTATCGTCTACCATAGCAATATCACCTCTGGGCAAAGGTGCGGGCGTAATTACCCGCATATTGTTATTAGCGTCTTTAGTTTCGTTATTAGGCCAATTTTGTGAAAAAATATCAGTAAATTCTTTTTTAATTTCCTCGGTAAGAATGGATACGATTAAATTTCTTAACACGGGCGGGGCGTCCTTTCCTGGGAATAAAGGTTCACGAATAGTTAAGTGTTTCGTGATGGTTTCAGTAAGTTTGGGGGATAGTAGCACACCTATTAACACACCTAAAGCTTAAAATTTAAATTTTTACCTGTGATTATTGGATAGAGCAACGGTCTTCGGAACCGTAGGTTATAGGTTCGACTCCTATCGGGCGCATTTTTCTAGTGGTTTTTCTGCGGGTTTTTAAGGGTGGAGTATTTTCCCCTAGGTCTTTTTCTGATTGAGTAGCACACCTAAAAGCACACCTATTTAATTCATCTTCAAGGGCCCCTGCGGCGGCGTTTATGTCGTCGTTTTTAGCATGGGTATAGAAGTCCAACGTAAGCACGCTGGTGCTGTGGCGGGCTAATTTTTGAGTTATTTCTATGCGGAACTTAGCGGCACACCATGTGATAAAAGTATGGCGCAAGCTGTGAAGGTCTAGGCGGTGGCTAGTAGTCACGCCGGCGGCGGCGGCGTCACGCCGTACCATAACGGCGCTGCGGCCCCCCCATGTTCCTGGGAATAGCGGGCCGGTTAAGGTTGCTAATTCGGTTGAGAGCGCCGGGCCCAGGTCAATATCTGCCTGCCTGCGGTTTTTGGTTTCGCCGGCTAATAGGGTCAATCGGGATTGGTTTAAATGCGCTGGGGTAAGCGCCATTGCCTCCTTGCGCCTTATGCCGGTAGTTAGGATAAGCCGGTATAAAAGCGCTCGGCGGTGGCCGCTTAAACCTCTAAACGTGGCCGGGCTGCTGGACGTCGTTGTTACCAGGGCGCTAGCTTGTTCAATGGTTAAAGCGCCTCGGTGGTAGGTTTTATTTGATCTAATTACGGGTAGGGTTATTCGGATAGCTGGCAGGCTAGCATGCCTTAAAAACTGATTTAGCGATTTTAAATAATGGGCTTTTGTTTGTGCTGACCAACGTCGTTTCTCGGCGTCCCATTTTGTGAAAACACTGCGAACCTGTTCGGCGCTAATTGTTTTGCTTTGCAGTGCGCCGGCGGCGTCTAAAATACGCTTAACTTTTGCCACTACTTCCTTTTGGCGGGCCTTGGTAATGCCTGCAATTGCAAGCGCTGCGGCCCAGTTGGCAAGATGGCCCGCAATGGTTTTATTTTTGGGCGTTTCGGTGCCGGCCATTATCCTGGCTAACATTGCGGCGGATTCGGCTTTAGTTGCGGCCAGTGGTATGGGGCGGCGGCTGCCTGGGAAAACATTAAAGCCGTAGTAGATTTTTGACTTTTCGGTGCGTTTAGACGTCGCTTTCGCTGGGTGGCACTGTACACCAAACTCGTCGTAATATCGTTCTCGTGATTGTCGTCGCATCGAAGCCATTAGCGTAAACTATTGGCCCCCTTGCGTCCTGCGGGTGCCAAAGTTCCTCCCTGTTTTCGTAGCGCTTACATAACACGTCTAATTTTTCCGGCGTGTTTGGGTGCGCTTTTGTAGGTTTTTGCGCCGGTGTTAAAGGTTCTAGCACGGCTTGATCGGGCACGCAAGGGTAATTGTGCCAGTGGGTTTGGTAACATTTATCGCATAAATAGCGGCGGCGGGCAAAATTAACGCCGCAATGGCGGCACGTCGTTGTATCTTGGTTCATACTAATCCTAAAAACATCCATAGAAGGGCGATAAGTTTACGCAAAATAGGGCGGTCTTGTGAGGCGCAATCACACGCTGAACTCGTCCAGTAATACGCTAAAACGGCGTTGCCGACGGCCATAGCGTAAATTAAAGCTCGATCTGTCATTGTCCGCCTGCCTTTGCTAGTGTTCGGTTTTTTATGTAACTGACTACAGTGCCGCCGGCTACTAATAGCGCTACAACGTGCTCGATCATGGTGGTTATTTTGCCGCCTATTCCTGCCGATTCACTAGGTGACAAAAAACCCAAAATGGTGGCGAATGCTAACGCCTGCAAAATTAATGTTTGATAAAACTCGGTTGTTTTCCAACCTGGTTTAACTGGGCTTGAAATTGTTTCGTTCGACATTGTCGGCCTCCTGTTCCTTAAGTTTTTTAAGGGCGTTTAAGATCATTTCTTCCATGCTTGGCTTGGCTGGGAATACCTTGCCATGTGCGGCTTTGAGCGCTGCCACGACGGCGGGAATAATGCCACGGGCGACGTAACCCAAAAAAAACGCTATGAATGCGGTTATGGTTACGGCCCTGGCTATTGCCAAGATATTGCCGGCGCCGGCGTCGGGGCCCTTCCTGCCGTCCTTGTCTTTTTGCGGGTCGTAGTTAGGCGCCTTCCTGCGAAGGGCTCCAATTAAGCCATCAAGCCCGTCGGAATAATCAGCCTGGGAATGAAGTACGCTGGCGCTGCCGTCGGCGTTGGGCGGCCCTTGCACAATAATTCGGGGCGTGCCTTCGGTGTTAAATCCTACGTCGGAAACGGCCCAGTGCGTCGGCGGGTAAGTTTGCACTAATAACACTGGCGCCCAGGGGCTGCCCTCTAGGTCGGATTTGACTTTGCCGGCGGTGGCGGTGTCCTGGCTGATTATGGTTATTCGTAGCTTGTGGCTATCGTCGGTTAATTCGCCGCCTTCAAGCGCCCTTAAGGCGTCTAAGCTGCTAATTTTTCGCCCATTTAAATAGCAGCCATTTTGGCCAAGGCGGCTAGTATCGACGCCAAAAAGCGGGCTTATTGGCGCTTCTTCGGGGTCTTGTTCGGTTGATTCTGGCGCTTGATAAAATACTTTATTGGCGGGTGGTGGCGGTGGTGGTGGTGAAAGTAGGAAAACAGCCCAACCTCCGCCCCCCAATTTCCAGCGGCGTGTAAATTCTGCCGGGCTCATCCATTCATAATTAGTTTCGCCTGGGAAGTTATTATCTAAAACGGCGGCCCAGCGGGGCGTTAGGTGGACTAAATTTACCATGTGGGCAATTCTGCCACTGCCCGAATATCTTGGGGAATAGCCGTATGTAACGGCGGGCATTCGGCCAGTTTTTAGAGCTAGCTTTAATAGGCTTGGGTCGTCGCCCTGGTATTGCAAGTAGGTAATGCCGGCGGCGTATTTTTGCACCATTTTGTCTACCTTCTCCGGCCATCCGCCCCCCTCCTCTTTTTTCATTTTGCTCTGGAACCCGGTAAGCTGTTCCACGTTTTGCCATTTGCCGGAATGTTCCAAGCTGGTGAAAACGCATAAGCCGGCGCCGTCCCTGCCGCCTACGTTTTTTAGTTGCTCTTTACCTGGTAAATCGATTTGAATTTGCTCGGCGCCGTCGGGGCTGGTGCGGCCGCCAACCTGAGAATCTGCGTTAAAAAGTGCAAGGGTAAAAAAAAGGGAATAAATCATCAAAAAGTCCTCGGGAAAGGGTCACTATGAATAAATGACCCGTTTGCCTTAGACGGACGGTGTGACGTAGACGTCGCCAGTAACGTAGGTGTAAGAATCCGTAGCCGTGTAATCTGGTCGTAAAGTCGTTACATAATAGGTGGTGCCTGCAACCACGTTGAGCCCGCCCTGCATTGAAAAGTCGCCTGCGCTGCCAGTTGGGTTTTCCATGCCAGCAAGGCCGCTGCCAAACTCTGAAAGTGACCACGTAATATCGTAAGTTAAAACGCCCGAAACATTTGGCGTGAGCGTAAAGGTGGTCTCTGCCCCGCTGCCACCATAATTACTACTACTTTGAAAAGTAAGATGGTCGGCGAACCGGCCAGCGCCTGAGCTTGTCGTGTCCCATGACCCGCCTGCAATGTCGCCCGCCCCTGGGGTTTGGCTGTATATTGCAAACGCAACTGTCGGCGTTGGTGTCGGCGTTGGTGTCGGCGTTGGTGTCGGCGTTGGCGTTGGTGTAGGCGTCGGCGTCGGTGTAGGGGTCGGTGTTGGGGTCGGGGTCGGTGTTGGGGTCGGTGTTGGTGTTGGTGTAGGGGTAGGGGTAGGTGTTGGCGTCGGGGTAGGTGTAGGTGTTGGCGTTGGTGAAGTTCCGCCAATAATCGTAACATCCGAGGATTCGACCCAATAAGTATTTGAGTTAAAGAAGTTATATACTTGTGAATCTGTGGAGCCTATTGATCCGCCATAAGGCCACGCCGTTGAATCGTATTGAAAATAAGCGCCTTTCCTAGCCCGCTTGTAAGTGCTGTATCTAATGTAAAATCTGCTTCCTGCTGAGTCTTCATCAATATAAAGAGTGCCGCTGTCGTTTACTTTGATAATTGGTTTTACTTGCATCGGTAGACCATTATTTGAGCCAATAATAGCGGCGTAATCAATGTCCAGCTTGTTATTATAATTACCATTTGAAGCGTTCCACTTTGGCGCAGCATCAAAAAAATGTGATTGCATATGCAATCGTCCTGGAATGTTGTAATAATTCTCCAAGGGGCCAAAATAATATCCTGTTGCTGCGTCGTAGGTGAGCGTAACACTGATATTACCAAGGCTAATATCGTTTGTCTCTGTCGCTGTTACTACGCCACCAACTACCGTTTGAGTTACATTTTTAAACTTTGCGTCTGTCATAGATAGCGCAATTGTTGGCGGTAGTTCAAAAGGTACGCTAAAATTTACTGTCCACTGCTCTGGAGTTGGATGCGGTGAATAATTAAAATACTCGGTAACTACTATAGTACTGTGGATGTTTGCTTCTGGAATAGACTCGGAGAGTGCGCCAGATCCGAAAACAAGGCCACCGCTTGAAGTGAACCATCTGATTTTGTTGTTAGGGTAGGAACCATCGCCGAATACCGACGGAGTTTCAACATGCACATAAACAGTAAACCCTTCTGATCCTCTAATTAAATAAATCCGAACGGCTTCAAATGCGCCTTGATAATAACCGCCGACCATTGGCAAATTGCTTGTATACTTGAAAAAGACGTTGTAATTAATCCCATACTGTCCGTCTGTATCGTCGATTATTGCCGTAACTGTACTCGAATCGGCCTTTGTGATTGTTGCCGTTGATGGTAAAAAGTCGTGCATTGCAACTGGTGGCGGACAACAAATAATATCCTCTACATCTGCTGCGCCTAGCTCGATACACTCAGCAATGCCGTAAGTTTTATAAATCCAATTTAAAGTAAATGGCGGTAGAAGAAGTAATGAGTTGGTTTCGTTAACTGCATCTTCAAAAGTACGATAAAGAACCATTGAAAGCGGTAAATATGATGGCTCGGCTTCGCCATTGCTGATAAAAGTTTTTCCGCCGTTAATGTTTCCTGAAGAAACGTATCTCATTTTTGCTGAAGTAAAACTAGATTGCCCTGGTTTAGTCCATGCACCATGATTTACTTCATACATTGGTTGGCTCGCTGACCCAGAAATTGTTTGGTCTTTTACCAAAACATAGTTTCCAGCTACCAGCGCCACGCCGTCAATTGTTTGCAGGCCGCTAAGAGTAATTGGCCCTGTTGTTGCGGCGGTTACTGTTTGTAAATAGGCCCTTGGGTTTGTGCCAAAATTTTTAAAACGAATGTAATAAAGATTCTTTGTGTCATCTGGAACATATGGGCTGCCTATTGAGCTTGAAGTTGTTTCTATATTGGGGGTGTACAAGCTTACCCCAAGAGGCATTAAAATATAAACAATAGGGCTAGTTTCTAAAGCAAAAGTATTTGGATTTGAAATTACTAATACGCCGTAGCAATTAGCATAAGTCGCACCTTCTGCCACTTTTACATATTTATTATTCGTAAAAAGGCTTTGATGATTTGCATCTGTGGAACGTGTCCAATTTGAATCTGTTGCAATGTATATACCGTTTTGACTTTTAGCGGTTTGATCTTTTACTAAAACACGATCGCCAACCACTAAAACTACGCCATCAATTGTTTGCAGGCCGCTAAGAGTAATTGGCCCTGTTGTTGTAACTCGGCAATCGTTCAATTTTACTGGAACGGTAAAGTCTGAAATAAAAACTTGATTTATTCCAGCCGCTGCTTGAGTTGCTGAAGCGCTTTTATAAACGCTAAAACCGTTACCAAAAAAATATTGATTAGGTAGGAATGTTCCGCCTAGTTCACCATTTTGATAATTAACATAGGTTACTGTTCCGCTATATTGAGGCGTTTTAAATTCCATTACGGTGCTTCCAGCGCCACGACTCTGGCGGTTAGGTCGGCGATGGCGTCAAGCACTGCCTGGTTGGATTGCCAGCCTTTGACGCCGCTAGAATTAGTGCCATAAAATTTATTATTGCCAGGGGTTGCCGTATCATTAACCAATTTAAGCGCCGTCCAGCTTGGCGCATTAGGGTTTCCGCCGCCGGTAATGCTGTTTGTAGTTGTCACGTTATTTGCTGAAAAAACCACGCCGTTATTTGCGCTAGAAACTGTTAAAACTTTGTAAGTGTTAGTTGTTCCATACTCTGCGGGTGAATCGCTGAGAGCAATAAAAGTTGTGTAACTAGGCCCCTCGCCTATAGCCCCAAATTCTAGCGCCGTCCCTAGGTTGTTTACCTTTACAACCCTGCCCTGGTTGCCAAGGTAGCTTGTTGGAGTGACGTCTGAAAGTGCTAAAAACTGCCGTATTACTGCATTATCGTAGTCTGCCCCGCTGAGTGTTACCGTAAGCACTTCTATGCCCGTGGGGGTACAAATAACGTCGGTAACTACTTCAATAACTGCGTTTCCGCTGGTGCCGGTGCCGGTGCTGGCGCTCCCGGCTGCGCTCATAATTTCAAAAACCGACTGGCCGGCGTCGTTTCGTCCTCTTAACCTCATAAACACTAGCCCCGTCGCCGTTGCTGTGCTGGTGGTCCCAATACCTAACGCTGGTAGATACGCTGGATTTGACACGCCATCGCCAATTAACGACGGGCTAGCGTCTTCGTATGTTTTACCGTCTTTTTTGGGTGTTTTTTTCTTCCATTTGTGTATGACCGGCGACGAGTTTGCAACGGTGCCCGTTATTTCGGCAACGAACCACTGCGGCGTAGAAACAGCAATTTCGCTGCCGGCGCCGTCGTAATTAATAACTATGCCTTCGCCTGCTCTTATGGTCATGGTTATACCTGGGCGTCAAAATGGTTTTTAAGTAGTTTGCGTAGCTGTTGAATTTTTGTTTCAATCTCGGTGCCGTCTGCGAAAAAGTCTTGTTCGTTCATCGTCTTTTTTTTATTGCGATTTACGAAGGTGACGGAAAAGCCTGTGATTGGTAACCCATTTACACCGCTGTTGGTCTGTTCGCTAATTAAAATTTCCATTTTATCCCCTAAGTTTTAATGATATAATTCATGCCAATTGACGGTTGCATATTAGTTAAACTTGCCCCCGTTCCCGGCCCGTTGCCAGTTGTTTGCCCTGCTGTTGGTGTAAATGTGTGGGTGTGTCCGCTGTTTACATTTGTATTCCCGTGGGTATGACTTCCAGCGGCGTTCATTACGCTTTCCATGTTGTACCGTTGAAATGTTGTTCCCCCGGCAAGATTTGCCCCGCCACCGGTAGAGGTAAAAACCAAAGGTTGCCAACCGTTTGTTCCCGTGTGTTGATGACTGCCAGCGGCTGCGCTAGCGTGATAGTGATTACTTTCTGTGTTTAATGTTCCGGTAGGGGAAAAAGTATGCGAGTGCGAGGGAAGGTTTGTTGACCCAATCGTTATATTTTCTTGCCCAACCGTTCCGCCTAAAGTCCTAGCAGTAAGGCCCGAACCCGTACCAACGCCAATTGGAACCCTTGACCGCATATCGGGCAAGGCAAACGTAGTTGAACCATTGCCCGCCCCATAAGTCGTACCGATTGCCGTAAACAATGCGCTATAGGTAGTTCTTGAAACAATGTCGCCATTTGCTAATAACCAACCGCTGGGGGCATTTGTGGTGACGACGCCGGCGGCGGCGCTTTGTGTAACCGTGCCGGCAAACATTTGCATTGACCCGGCGGGCAATGCTGTGCCTGCCGTAACTGTACCCCATGAAGAATCGGTGCCGTTTGTGGTAAGGTATTTGCCCGAATTGCTTGCCTGCGCTGGTAGAATTGCATTTGCTGCGGCGTTTGCCGTTGTTTGCCCTGTGCCGCCGCTGGTAATTGCCAGGGTGCCGGTGTGGTCGCTGCGTCCTAAAGATGAAACTAAAATTTGAGCATTTCCGGCGGCGTTAGTGAGATATATTTTACCGTCGGCGGCGTTGACCGATATTTCTCCGGCTGTTGTAGCGGCGGCAACGGCGGCGGCGGTGTAGCTGCGCTTTGGCTTGATCGGGTTAGGCACTAAAACGTACCCCCGTCAACGGTGCTGCTGCTGCTAAGGTAGTCGGTGCCTGCCGTTGCCGCTGTTAAGCTGGTGCCCGACTTTTTAAATATGCTGCCGTCGCTGGCTGCGCTTAAGTCGCCGCCGGTGCCGCCCTTGGCTAAACTTATTGCCGTGGCCGACCATGTGCCGGTTGTAATTGTTCCCAGGGTGGTAATGGCTGTTTGGCCTGCCCAGGTTGATTTAATTGTTAGATTGCTGCTGCCGTCGGTGGTGATGGAAACGCCGTCTACGTTGACGTTTAAGGTCGTGCCGCTGAAGCTTAAGCCGGTGCCGGCTGTTATAGCGCCTGACGACGAAAACAGGGTGAAGGTCAACGACGTGACGCCCAGGGTAATTGGGTTAGCCGTAGTTAAAACGTAGCCTTTTCCTGCGTTTACGGTGCCTTCCTCGATGAATGTAAAAGCGCCGCTATCAAATTCTGTGCTTGTGTCGCTGTCGGCGCTGCGTGTCCAACCTCCTGACGCAACGTCGTAAATACCGTTATTTGATCCGATTGTTTGATTTTTAACTAATACCCTATCGCCTACAATTACGGCCACGCCGTCAATTGTTTGAGTGCCGCTAAGGGTAATATTGGCGGTGGTCGAAACTCGGCACGACGCTTTAACGTCTAGGCCGCTGCGGGCTGCGTCTACGTATGCTTTTGTTGCGGCGTCCTGGGCGCTGGTTGGGTCTGCAAGATTGGTTATTTTGTTGCTATTTAAAGTTACGTTTGCCGTGGGGGCTGCGAACTCGTCAAGGCGTTTTCCAAGCACGTAGGTGCTTATGCCGGTGCCGGAAACGGTGCCAGTCAATACGGTGGCGCTGGTGAATGTGTTTGTCGTGCCGCTGAAGGTTTGCGTGCCGGTTAAGCTGGCAAAGGCGCCTGGGCCGGCCAGTGCCACAACGCTGGACGCCACGCCGCTGCCTGCGTCACCGTAGCCGTAATAAAGTACGCTTGACCCGCTGCCGCCGACCTCGTTAACGGCAAGCTCTCCGTTCATAAGAGTGCTTGGGGCGTCCCCTGGGTTGCCGCCGCTGTTTCTGCGTTTAATTCTAATTGTATTTGCCATGACTTTTTCCTTTAAAAATTTCCGCCGTCTAGGTAGTTACTATTCACCCATTGGGCTAGTGCGCTGTTAAATTTTAATAGCTGGCCGTCTTGAATATTTACTATGAGCACGTCGTTAAGTTCGTCAATTAGCCCATTAACGCCGCCCGGTGGGCCGGCTGGACCTGGGGGCCCTTGCACGCCTCTGGCCGACGCTGTAACCTGAGTGACAAGCTCCTGCACTTCAACAATGCGGCCGCCTTTTTCGACAACAACAAAATTGGGATAGTCTTTGATTGCTCTCGCCTGCGGGGCGGTTTCTTCCGGCATGGCGCTGATAATAAAGGCTTGTGTGTTTTGGTCGTTGACTTGCACGGCGCCGGCGCCCGCCGTAACCGTAACGGATTGGCCAATGTCTGCAATGCGGTTAGTGCTCATCGTGTAACCCCTGCCCGTACTGTAAAGCTGCCGTAAAGGGGCTTGTTGATTGTTGTGCCGCTAATAAGGATTAAATCATAAACGTAATTGCCGGCGGCGATTGCTGCCGTATCGGCGGCGCTGATAAATAGACTAATTGCGCCAGTGACGCCGCCCAGGGTAATGCCGCCGTTTTCCGTGGTAAGTTCTTTGATTATTACGGCGCTGGTTGCGGTGCTGCGTAGCTGCATTTTTCCGGCAAAGCCGGTCAAATTAATAAGGCCGGCGGCGGCGTCCCTCAGAATAACAACCCGTTCATAGGTTGCGCCCTGGTCGCAAATTGTGTCGTAACGTCCTGCCGGTGCGCTCATAATTACCCCTTTCTAATAAATGACCTTACGACGGGGTAAAAAGTAGCTGGAAGGGATAGGATTTATACGGTGGTATGCCCTCGGTGGCGCTTTCCGTAGAAGGCCCGACGGTGGCGTAATAGTGTTTCATGTCCTTGAACCATGGGAAGGTATTGTGCCCGCCTGCAATATGGTTTTGGTTTTGGGGGCTGACGCCCTGCCCGCCTAGTTCTGGCTCAAGATAAAGAAAACTAAATTCAATGTTTACGATTTTTGCGGCGCTGGGAAGGGTGCTGCCGGTGTCCTCGTCTACTTCCATCTCTGGAAACGGTTCTGGCATTGGCCGGGTAGTAGTCCATCCTTGAAATAGTAGCGTGCCAATGTTATACCCAAAAAATTCTATTTGATTGATTTTTCCCAGGCCGTTAAAAATGTTGTCGCCTTCTGAAACAGTAAAGGGAACGTGGTGCCAAGTAAGGGTAATATTTTTAGTTTTTTTAAGTAGCCTTACTTGTCCTGGGAATGATGGTGCGGTGGCTTCGCCGGTGCCGGCCATTCTGTAAGTGCCGTGTTGGGCCGTAAGATATTCGACGCTTGTTTTACTTTGAAACTCTACGAAACGCCACGATTCGGCGGCCACGTCTGCCGTTATTTCTTCGCCGTCGTCGTCGTAATAGGTTATAGGTTCAACGCTAATTGATTCATCTTTGTAAAGTGCGTAGGGCCTGGGCGCAAACTCTACAACCACTTTGGCGTACTCGTAACTTGCATATTCTGCAATTGGGGGCGCCTCTAATTCTTCTTCTGCGTCGGCTTTTTCAAAAAACTTAAACCCCTCAATTGTTGCAATTGAACTAACAAACAACCATGGAAAAAAAGGGTGTGCCAGTGGTAAATTGCGGGCCAGTTTTCCGAATGCTACGCTTACGCTGCCCAGTGCGTCCTTGCAAAATTGCTCAACGTCTTCCCAGGGCATTTGATATTCGATAGTGGCTTTGCCGCCCTCCATCGAAAAGCCCGCCGATGATTTTGCAATACTGCCTACACGCTCTTGATAATTTGCCATGGTGGCGCCTTTCTTTTAACCGAATAGCATGCCGCCAATAAAGTTGCCGATTGCCTCGCCGGGCCGCTTTAGCGGGTTATAGTCGTACGCTGTTTGCCCAACGGTTTTTACTGTTTCTTTAACGGCGCTTTTGCCTGCTTGAATAATTGCGTCCACTATGATTTGCTTTAAATCTAGCTGCGCCAGGCCGTTTATGTCGTCGCTAATTGTTGCTAAAAAGTCGTCCGTCTTTTTGGGGGCCGCTGCGACGCTGGTAGCGGTGAAGCTGGCCTGTGCAATGTTTTTCCCGAACGATTCAAGGCTAGTAAAATTTCCCATAGTCGGGGCTGCCTGCCCGGTGGAGTCGGTGCGATTGGTGGCGCCTTTGTTGCCTGCTACTTTTTGCATGTTGGCAATAAACTGCGTAGCGCCAAAAAGTTTAGCCACTAGGACGGCCACGGAAACGGCCGCCCGTGTTAGCCATTGGGAAAAAGCAACAATAGCGTCAACGGCTTTTTGTATCATGCCGTCGAAGCCGTCAAAGGTTCCTAAAAATCCTGCAAGTATTACGGTTAAGCCTTCAAGTAGCGCCGTAACAATGCGGGCCAGTCCGGCTAAGGCAATATAAAGAGATTTAGAAACAGGTAAAAGCACTTGCATAAATATTGCTGATACTCTCACCATTGCAATAAACATGTCGCCAAACGCTCTTGCAATCATGGTAATGAAGGGCGTTAAGGTTTCATAAATTGGCGCCATAATGTCGCCAAACTCTCTGACTACTTGGGTTGCGATTGCAAGCGCCGGCGCAAGGGCTTTGCCTGCAATTGCTGTTACGTCGGTCATGGCCTTAGTAAATTGCATTACGGTGGCAGGGTTAACCACACTTACAAAACCGATCATGCTTGAAGTTAAGTCTTTAAATGCCCCCATTGGGTCGCTAAATGCTTTCATAAGCATATCTGACCCGCCCATTATTTTTTTACCCACTTCTTTAAATGGTGCGGCTACGCCATTGCCTACGGCTTTACCGGCGGCGTCCTGCGCTTTATGAACGACGTCTACGGCTTTGTGTGCCAGTGCGATTGCAGCTTGATTCAATGACGTTGCGATTTTTGCCAGGGCTAAAATTATCATGGCTCTAGGGTCGCCCATTTTTGGGCCTTTGGGCCCGCCGCCGCCTGCTGGCATTGGCTTGGGGCCGCTGCCTGTTGGCGCTGTTTTTGGTCCGCTGCCTGCCGCCGGCTTTGGTTTTAGCCCGTTGCCTTTTACCTGGTCGGCTTGGCTTTGGGCAAAGTCTTTAGCCGCTTCTGAATTGTTGTCTTGCTCTTTGTTTTCTTCTTTTTTTTCGCCGCCGGTGTTTACGTTTACGACGCCGTTAGCAATATTAATAATTGCATTTTGCAAGTTTTGCGCCGCTTCTTTGGCGTTGGCGTTTTTGTCTTGGGTGTCGTCGGCCTTTTCTTCTGTTTCTTTTTCTGGCTTGTCTTTACCTTTGGCGCCTCTGTTTTTGCGTTCATCGGCGCCGCCTATAAGGCGCTTGAACACGTTTCCCCAGGTTAGCAATGCGGCGGCTGATTCGCCTTGTGCTTTTTTGGGTTTTTCCTTTGCTGGCTTTTTTTCGTCTTCGTCAAGTTTTTTTGGTGAAGAACTTGACTCTTTTTTTTCTCCTGGTGCCTTATCAGCTTTTTCTTTGGGTGTTGTTTCTGGTTTGGCCCCCGGCGCCGGCTTGGCGTCTGCCGCTTCGGGTGGCATATAAAACTTGCCTTGTAGCAATGCACTTGTAATTTTGAAGCTGGCCGTTGGCACGGTTATTTTGACTAAATTGGTGTCAATGTCTACTAGCTTTGCAAGTAGTGGCTCTGGCTCTTTTTCTGGTTCTGGTTCTGGTTCTGGTTCTGGTTCTTGCTTGGTCTTATTCTTGGGCGCTGGTGGCGCTGGCATTTTTACGCTAGCGTAGTCTATGCCAATGCTAGCGTCCTGGACGGTAATAGCCGCCACGGGGGCCTTTTCTGTCGGTGTTTCGTCGTCGTCTTTTTTCTTGCGTCCTTTGCCTTTTGGCTTGTCTTCTTCGACTTCGGGCGCTTCAACTGCTACGGGTGCCGCTGCTGCTGGTGCTGCTGCTGGTGCTGCGGCCTGCTGTGGGTGAATAGCTCCAAACGTAGCTAAAACGGTTTTTAGCGGCTTAAATGCGTTTGCTAAGTCGGTGAAAAGCTTTTGCGTTGCCTTGACAAGATTTTTGCCGCTGGTCTGGTCTGCTGTTCCGCCGGTAGGGCCGCCGCCGGCGCTGGGCCCGCCTGGGCCCGTTCTGCCCAGTACGTCAACAAGCTCTTTTAGTGTGAGTAAAAACTTAACGGCGTGGTCGTTGCCGCCGTTGGTGTCGTTGCCCGTGGGTAAATCAAGTTCCATTTTTTGCCTGCGCCTCGTCCCATTTTTTTTGTGCCGCTGCCAGGTTCATTCCAAACGTCGCCGCCATGCTCATAAACTGCGAATAGCTTTTGGCTTTTTGTTCGGGGCTGTTGGCGTCCTCTTTTACCTCTTTGCGCTGCCATTCGGCTTGCGGGTCTTCAATTGGTTCCGGCGCTCCGTCCTTGTCCCGTGCTCGGTAATAAAGATCGTAAATTTGCCGGTCCGTTAATTCTGCGATTGCGCTAAAAGTTAAATGGTAAGGGGCGTCAATCAAACAAGCGTAAAGCTGGTAAACGTTTACGTACCCTGCAAAGATTCGTCGCTCGCCGGGCTCGGTGTCGGTGGCCTCATGTCCTCCGTCGGTTCCGTTTTTTTTTGCGGAAAACTTTGTGCTTGGATTAACTCAAGTACCTGGGTGACTTCTTCCGGCATGTTTAAAAACAGTGCTTCCATTTCTTCTTCGGTACAATCAAAAACAAACGACGCAAACGCCACGCCGCCGGCCATGGTCCCCAGGGCGTCGGTTGCGTAGGGCCCGCCAAACGCATATTTGCCGCTTGCAATATCTGCCGTAACGGCTGCGCTCAGCGCTCTAAATTCGCTCATGTCCAGGTCTGACCTAAAACGCATTACGCTGGCCATTGCCCGCTTTTCAAGCCATCTTTCTACCTGGGATTTAACCCGCTGGGTGATTAGTCTGCCCTGGTAAGTTTTTCCGTTGAAATTAATACACATGGGGGCGGATGCTGCCCCCAGTGCTTCTGAAGTCGTCGGCATTTAACACGTCCTTAAACTGTTATGGTGAACGCGCCAGTGCTGGTGGCGGTGTAGCTGATTTTGGCCACGTCTTTAATAGACTGGTCAATTTTTACGCTGGTTAGTACGGCGTCAATAGAGAACGACGGGCCGCCCGTTTCAAGCAAAAACGTGACGCTGTCGCCGGTACCAGGCTGGCCGCCGGCTGCTCCGCCATAAGGTCCCGATGCGCTAATGTCGGCGCTGCGAATGCCGTACACGTGCGACGCATACCCTTCGTCTTCAAAGTTTGTGGTTTCGATGGGGTCGCATTTATAGTCAAGTGACCAGTCGGTTAATTTTTGCGATGCGCCGCCAACGGATATTGAACCAAGTCGGCCTGCATAAAATGGCATGTTTAGAACTCCTTTTAAATGCCGCCTATCAAAGTAATTTGGTAAGTGGCGCTAGTGGCCCCGGTGTTGGTAATTTTTAGGGTTTTTCCCGTGGGGCCCACGGTCCCGTTGCTTCCGCCTCCGATAGTAATAAATGACCCGTCGGGCAAAGTTATTTCGCCGGCGGCGTTTAAAAACCAGTCGAGTGGGTCGGATACGCCTGGCGCTACAGTTATTTGCCCGCCTTGGACGGCTAAGTGCATGGCACGAATTTTAGTGAATACAATACCGTCGCCAAAAAAGTTAGTAAGCGCCTGCAAGTCGTACGTATAGCTTGCGGCCGCTGCTAGGGTCCGATTTTCTGCATACACCTCGTTAATCGTGTTTACGGGCGGCGTAATTGAATTGGCTATATTATCGGGGCCCTGTTTAGTTGGGGCAAAGCCGGTGTTATTCTTGATTTGGGACCACTGAATTTTGCCGGTAATTACGGCCGTTGTTAAAGCCATTTTATGCGCTCCTGTTTTCGATGCTGCTAAAGGTTAATCGAATTGCTGTAACGTCGTACACGGTGCCAGGTCCGGCCGCCGTGCTGTAAGGCGGGTCTAGGTCAATAGTGGTGTTAACGACGCTAGCGACGCCTGCTAGTAATGGCTGGTACATTGCCTGGCGGATACTTTCCCGCAATTCTAGGGCGCCGTAAACTTCTACTTCCGTTACTCGGTCCGACGCTGCCACAACGGTTATTGTGACTGGGTAAAGATACTCAACTACTTGCCCAAACGCTTCTAGCCCGACGGTTTCGGCGCCGGGCCCAGGGCTGATAATAATGGCCGGTATTGCGTCGGTTGCTAGCAATATTGGGCGCTTACGTATTACGGGCGTAATTTCGTTTGAAACGCTAATAACACGCTGTTTAACGGCTTCTAGAATGTTGAAGTAGGTGCTGCTCATGAGTCGTGCGCCGTCGGGAATTGGGGGCCGGCTTCGGTGGTTGTTTCTAGGGCGAAGTAAGCGCCGTTGCCTTGGTAAGTGACGTCGTCGGTAAAATAATGTTTATTGTCGGCGTCGGTTATGCGGCAATTTGGGACCGGCTTAAAATGGCCTAGGTGCGCCGACCAAACAAGCCATCTTTGCGTTTGCCCTGGGCGTTGCAAGCCTGCTTCATCGACGAAAACAAGCCTGCTCATGCGTCTAAAACCGTAGTCAATCGTAACCTCTTGATTATCTGGGTTTCTTAGCGTAATGCGCTCAGGGTTGTCTAACATTTCCCAACCGCCTGTTGTGTCGATGGTCGGCATTAGATTATTTGCCCTCGAATTTCCGTCGGGCTGATCCTGGTGGCCATGCTATTCATCACGCCTATTTGGGCGGCTAGTTTTTCCCGCCAGGTCATACGGTCAACGCTGACGCCTTCCCATGAATACGACGGCTGCGGGTTGGCGGCGTCGGCAACCAATGCGGTCAAATAACCGTCTCGAATTGTTTTTAGGTCTTCTAACTGTTCTGCAATACTTTTTGCCATGTTTTGCCCCTTTCTTATAAATGACCTAATTTTATTTTTAAAAAAAGCAAGATTTAATATTGCTAAAACGATATACATCCGATATACAAATACTGGCGGCGGAAAATATCGGAAACAAAAAAAGGAGACGGAAAAATGGACGAAAAAATTGAAGGGTTTTATTTGGTTTCTGAAGTGGTAAAAGGTTCTTTTACAACAACCTTTTTTGTTGGAACTTGCTTAGAAGCTGCAAAAAAAGCTACTGAAATTATGAAGACAAACGGGCATAAAACAAAGGCAATGGCTAGAAACGAATTTATTTATTGGATGGGTTATTAAAATGAATAATAAAAAAATTGGCATAGTGGGCTGCGTAAAAACAAAAAAGGCTTTTGCCTGCGCCGCCGGCGACATGTACACCTCGCCGCTGTTTACCTTGTCGGTTGAATGGCTGAAGAATCAAGGTATTACCGAATGGTATATCTTATCTGCCGAGCACGGTTTGCTGCACCCTAACACGATTATCGAACCTTACGAAAAAACGCTCAACAAAATGAATAGGTGGGGCTATGGCGCTTGGTGTACTAAGCTTGGCAAACAAGTGCGAAAAGTTTTTTCTGAAGATCAAGAGTTTGTAGTTTTGGGCGGGTCGTTGTATGCTGGCCCCATGACATACTATAAATCTGAGTTTCCATTGAAGGGTATGGGATTGGGCCAACGATTGCAATTCTTGAAAAATGGGGCTAAGGTGGCCCGTGTTTTGGTTCAACAATTCTTTAATTTTGTGGGGGTGTAAAGTGAAAAATGATAAGCCGATTCAATTTCGTTTGTCCGCTGAAGATATTGCCAGGCTTGACGCTATTAGGTGCCATTTTGGTTTGGCTACGTATGCGGCCGCTGTGCGCTTTGCAGTTAAAGCGCTGCATAATTCTGGCTTGTTTGACGTGCCCGCTATTGTAGGCCGTAAAATTGCGGAAACGCCTAAAGCTAAGGCGCCTAGCAATAGGCGTCCATAAGTTCCCTAATCCGTTTTACCCTGGGGTCGGCGTCGCCGCTGGCTTCGGGGGTTTTTTTTGCTTGGGCTTTGGGCTGCGGTGGCTTAATACCTTTACGGGCAATAATCGCCTGCACTAGCTTGATTTTTTGCGCTTTCTCGTTGGTGGGCATGGTGGCCTCGGTTGTTTTTGGGCTATTGGGGTCATAGGTGCCACGGTTGCCGGTGGCTGATTTAATTTGATTGGGCGAGAAAACAAAATAATAATCTCCTTTATGCCCAGCGGGGCTATAATTTTTAATTATTACGCCGTCGTGTCCGCCTTTTTTTGCTTCTTCTATGGCTTGTTTATTTAGTAAAGGGTCGTAGTGGTCTTTGCCTTTTGCATCTACAATATAGGGATTTTGAACTTGTAGGTATGTTGGTTTTATTATTCCTTTATATGTACCTTTTGAAAAGCTATATTCATTGGCCTCATCTGGGTTTGAAGCCATCCAAAACCCTTCGGTCGAATCGCCTGTTCTGCTTTTTTGGTTGCTAAATGTGTCAAAGTCCTCACTGGCACCGTGGTAAACTACTAATGGCTCGTTGTTTTCATTTTTTACTTTTGATCCTTTAAACCAGTTTGCAAAATTTTTGGCGTGTTCAATGTTTTTGAACTTTCGTTGTGCCCAAAATTGTATGCCTACTCTTTCGGCTTGTTCTGCCGCTGTTTCTTTTTTTGCCGGCGGCGGTGCGCTGTCGGCCCCGCCGGGCCCGTAGCCTGCGGGCGTAACGTCGGTAATGGTGCTGCTTGGGTTTGTCATTGATTTTACGGTTTGCCCTTTAAGCTTTTCTACTAATCCGCCGGGGCCGCCGTGTAGCTCTTGAAAAGTTGGCCGTTTGCCGTGGACGGCTTGAAAAGCGTCGCTACGATTTTCCTCTGGATTGCTGCCTCGTTTTATCCATGCTGCATGCGCTGGGTTGTCGGCCTTTGGCTCGGCTGGCGCCGCGGCTGCTGGCGCTGGGCTTGCTGCCCTTGGCGCTGCGGGTGCTGGGGCGGGCATTTTGTGGTTTGGGAATTTTTCGGCGGCAATAGCTGCAATAAGGGCGTCCATATGCGGCGCTATGTGTGCCATTTCTTCATTGGTTGGCCAAAGTGGGTGGCCGACTTTATGAAGCCCGGTTAGGTAAGTGTTTTCCCTTCCGGCTTCGTGTAATTTGTTTTGTACATGGCGCTCGAAGGTGCGGGCAAATTTTTCTTCGGGGCTGCGCCAATAGTCTCGCTCGGTTTTGGTGTTTAAATTGTGCCGTTGTTTTTCCGCTGGAATAAGTTTTATTTCTTCTTCAAGTCGGCTAGAAAATCCGCTAGCGTCCATTGCTTCTTGGACCTTTTTCATTGCCTTACTAGTCAACGGCGACAAGTTTGACCCGTTGCCTTTGCTTACGAATTTTTTTCCTCCGGGGCCGTTGTTGGCTGCGAAGTGGTCAAGGCCGTGGCCCCATTCGTGCGCTAGGCTTCCGGCGCCGTTGGCACGGGTTAAGTTAATAACGGGCCCGCCTGCGGTGCCGCTAGCGTCGTTGTCGGCTTGCCATGGTTCAAAGTGCGCCGCTGCCCCTGCTTTACCTCTTGCACCAATAGCAAGGCCCAGTTTACCGCCTAGGCCGGCTGCATCATCGGGTAGGCCAAGAATGCTGGTTAAGTCTGATAGGGCCTCTGCTGATTTTTCTGCGTGATAAACTCGTTCTTGGTCTGGCAAGCTGTTACCAAATTGAACGCCTCTAACCTTCATGTCGTCCATAAATACTTTGGCGCCTGGGCTGCTGGTTGATTGTTCGCTCATGTCTATTTTTTTCCCGCCTGTTCTGGTTATTTTGGTGCCATAGGCCAAGCTATAATCGAATCCTGCGGCTTTTTTTTCGACGGTGTCAAATGCTTGGTTAAAGCTTTTACCCTCAAGTATGTCGCCTGTGGCTTTTATTGCTAGGTTTAAAGTTTCGGCGGATGGGCGGCCGTCTTTTGTAGTTTTTTGCAGTCTGCGCCCAAAATCATTTACTTTGCCAAGGACGCTTGCGGGCCCGTCGTTTAAGATTCGCTGCTGCATATTAATTAGGCTGTTGGCTACTGGGTTATATCGGTCGCCGTCGTAGTTTTTTCCTAGTCTTGGAGATGGCTCGCCTTGCCCTTCTTTTCTAAATTTAGATATTAGTTCCTTTAGTTTTTTGTTGATGTTTCTAGTTATTTCCTTGTGGTCAACTTCTACTGCTGGGCCTTCTTCAACTATTTTTTTAATCTCTGTAAAAGCTTCATAGTATTGTTCACGCAATTCTGCTGGGGTGCTTTTATGTTCGTTGATGTTGCTGACGTATTGGGCGTAGTTGTGTACTTCTTTGGGGAATGCTTGCATAGCAAGGTGGCCGGTTAAAACTTCTAAAAAGTTGTCGGCGTCCAGAATTGAGCTTAGGTTACTTGGGTCGTGTTTTAATAGTTCATCACGTTTTACAAGGGCTTCTGCGGTGCCATTGGCTTCGGCGTCTTGCAGCCCTTTCCATGCCATTGCTTTGTGGCGTGCGCTGCCTTTAAGGTCTTTGCCCATGTTAGGCACGGCGCTGGCCCTAGCGTTTTCAAAATCGCCTTCCATTGCGGCGGATACTCTGGCGGCTGCTGTGCGTGGTGTGTCGTCGGGTTGTGGTTGTGCGGCCGCTGCTGCTGGCGTGCTGGGCTCGGTGACTGGGTCGGGGTCGGGGGCTGCTGCTGCGGGGGCTGGTGTTTTTGGTTGTAGGTCGGGGTAGTCTGCTAATACTTCGGGGGAAACATTTTTGCCGGCGTCAAGGGCTGCCTTGACGGCGTTGTAATGATTATCTTTTGCTGTAATTACTTCTGACCCTGACATGGTGTTAAAGCCGTTTAAATCGCCTGCTAAGCTTTGTTTTGTGCCGTCGGGGTAATGGGCGGTTACTACTCTGTTACCCCCGTATCCAAGACCAATACCTTGACGCAATTTTGCTAACGCGTCCGTTATGGGAATTTTCCCAAATCGTTGCGTGTCTACGTGTGTAACTGTGTCGTATTGTGATTTTTTAGGTAAATTTGCCCGTGTCATTTCCCAGGGCTCTTTTGCCGTTGGCGTTTCATTTGGCTCATCTGATGCGGCTTTGCCTGCTGGTGCTGCTGGCCCATCATCCTTGGCGGCGACTAGTTTACCATTTTGCCACTCTCTGCCTTCTGAGTCGGTGCCGGTAAAGCCTGGCTGGTCAGGTGCGGCCGCCGCTGGTGCGGGTGCGTCCATTGGTTTAAGTTTTTTTACGTTTTTGTCGTGGAAACTGTCGGTGTCTATGGTGTGCCGAGCAATTAACTCTAGCTTTTTAACATCTGGGTCGTCTGCCATAGCGTAGGCGTAAAGGACGCCGCCTGTTTGGTGTGCTAAAAGATTTAGGTGCAATGAAAAGTTATGCAGTAAAAATTGTGCTTTTCCTTGGTCGATATTTTTTGGCGCTGCTTTTATTTTTTCAATTTGCGCCCTTGTTGAATCTCTTAGATTTGTAAGCTTTTTTTGCTCTGGGTCTTCATAGGTTAAACCGTTATCTTTGAAAAATCTTTCGAGATTTGAATTGTCGTAGTCAAAGTGATCTTCCTTTGAATAGCCGCCACTGCCTGCCTTTACGGCTTTGCCTGTGTCGAAAATTTTTGGGTGCCCTGCAAAGTCTATGCCGACTTGGATTTGATCGCCGAGAACGTAACCTAGTTTGTGCATGGCCTCGATGTTTCTAGCTACTTCATCGACTTGCTCGGGGGTAAGCTTGGTGGTTGTGTCGAGCTTCTCCATGGTTATAAATCCACGGTTGCCATGCTCTTCAAAGGTTTGGGGTAGAAGCCCCGGCACGCCGGCCTTAATCATATCGTTGTTAATTTCGGCTTGGCCTTTTAGCCTATGCACGGCTTCCGCTGGTGATCGGTGCTCATGGCCGAAAGCATGGAAGTGCGCCGTGGTTGAAACTTTTACGACCTTGTCGCCTGCGTCGTAGGCGAGCCCGTCGTCGCCGCTGCCTAGTAGCTTACCTTTTCCGTTGGATATTTTGTCGATTGCTTCGCTGCCGGTGTGGTCAGGTAAATCTACTCTGCCTTGTTGGTCTTGGCGGAACAAGTCTAATGATTCTGAGGGCATGCGCACTCTCGGCCCGTCAGGGCGGTTTGCATATCCTACGAGGGCCCATCCGTCTTTAATGCTTAAGACTTCAAGTGGATTTTCGCCGGTTCTAGATTGGCTTGACGGCGTTATTACGTCGCCGGGGTTCTCAAATTTGGTAGACTTTTTTTCTGGTTCGGGTGTGGGCTCGGCCTTGGGTTCTGGTTCTGGTTTGGCTTTGCCTGCGGGGGCTGCTGGTTTATCATCCTTGGCGGCTACAAGTTCGCCGTTCTGCCACTGCCTGCCCTGGGCGTCAATGCCGGTGAATGCCTGGCGTATCATGTGACGGGCTACGGCGTCGTCTGGTGCTGCGGCTGCTGGTGCGGCGGCTGACGGTGGTTGCTCTTGGTTGTTGCCGGTTGTTGCCGGCGGTGCGGCTGGCTCATCGACGTTGGCACCAAAGTCGAAACTTGTATCTACTGGGGCGTCTTGGCCTGCGTTCCTGTCGTAGTCGCTGGCGTCTGCGCTGTCGTATCCGTCGCCTGTGACGGCTGCGTTCTCTCCGCTGCCCTGCGCTTCTGTTCCGCTATTATCCCATTCATCGACTGCTCGAGCACCTTCTTCTTTGCCTGCGCTTTCGCCAGTCTGTGCGCCGCGGCTTCTACTGCTTTCAATGTCTCGCTCATCGTCTCCCCTTTCTAATGCTTCTTGTTTGGCTTTGTAATACGCTTGTTCTTCTGATTCTATTTCTTTGTCGGTATTTCGTAAAGCTGAATGGTGGCGGGCTTTCATTTCATTTAATAAATGTTCGCCTGGGTCCATGCCTTCGGGCACGATGATATGACCTTCTAATTGAAGGGTTGCCGCCATTTCATCAAGGCCCGTTCCTTGTTTGCGTATGGCGTGCAATAGTCCGCCCTCGACTATATCGGCTTGATAATCGTAGCCGGCTTTTACGCTGTCCGAATTAATGCCGCCTCTGCGTTTTACGATGCTGATTAGACTGTCTTTATTTCGGGCGGCACGTTTCCATTTTGGTTTTGGTGCGCCGGTTGGTTTGGGTGCGTTGCTGAATTTTTGGGCGGCTAGGTGCAATCTGCCTTCGGGTGTTAGTTTGTTGCCCTCATCAATAAAGCCTTGGCGCTTTAAACTGGCGACGGCGTCGGGCGTGATATGGCCGGCGTTGTGTTGTTTCTTGTTGCTCTTAAGGCGTAGCGCTTCCAGTGCGTCGGCGTCGGCGCCCATGTTGGTTGTGGGGGCTCCTGGTGCGGGGGCTGCTGCGGCTTGTGGCTTTGCTGGCCCTATTGCTTTGCGTACGGCTTTGCCCTTCTGAAGATATAAGTGCGCCCTGCCGTCGTTGGTTAGCTTGTTGGCTGCGTCGATAAAGCCTTGTTGTTTTAAGCTGGCTATTGCGTTGGGGGTAAGGTGTGCGGCGTTGTGCGGTTTCTTGTTGGCTTTTAACCTTAGTGCGTCCAGTGCGAGGGCGTCGGCGTTCATGCCGGCGGCGGCGGCTGCCGTGTCGGTTGGTTTGTCTTTGGCTGCGACAAGTTCACCGTCTTGCCATTGGCGGCCTTGTGAGTCGGTGCCGGTAAAGCCGGGTTTATCTGCGGCGGCGGTGGGTGCCTTGTCGGGGCTTGCTGTGGGGGCTAATTCATTAGACTTTTTTTTTTCTTCGTCGTGCGCTTGGATTAATGCGTCTTCGGCGTCGTTGTAAGAAATACCTGTATTTTTTGCAAAGTTATTAATTACGTCTTGCTTGTACTGATTGGAAGAAACAAGAGCGCCATGCCCAAATGATGAGTCTATTTTGCTCATAGCTTTGATGTAGGCGTTTAGGTGGCTGGGGTTAGCTTTAATTGCGTCGGCGGCTTTTGCTGCTATTTTGTCGGGGTTGGCTTCGTCGTTTTCTTTTTCTAGCATGTCGTAGGCGTCAAAATAATCCACGCCTAGCTCATTTGCAAGGCTGTGAATAACCTCATTCATTTTGTTGTCGCCTTCTTTTTTTCCGTCTAAGGTGTCGGCGTCGTCCATAAAATCCGCTGCGGCTTTGTAGTCGGCTTTGTGTTTTTTTAGGATGGCGTTATGGTCTTGTGCTGGTGCTTTTGCTGCGGCTGCTTTGGGCTCTGGTGTCTTGGCCAGCTTGGTTAAGTCCTCAACGCTCATATTCATCAAGTCGTTAGCTAGGGCGGCGACGTGCTCAGGCGGTGCGTCGGCGTGAAGTGCGTTCACCCTGGTTGCAGCGTCGGCGTGGGAAGGTGCCTGCCCTGCGGGAAGTGGTTTGCCGGCGGCGGCGTTGATGTTGGCTTTTTCTTTTGCGTTTGGATTTTTTACCTGGCGGCCGTCCTGGTAATAACGTGTATGTCCTAGCTTATCTTTTTTCTGTCCCGTAAAGCCTGCTTCTAAAAGGCGCTTGCCTGCGGCTTTTGTTGATTGCATTGCCTCAACGATGATACGAATAATAAAAGCGCTTTGAGCGCTGGTAATTTTTTTCATGGCTTGCCTTAACATAAAAGCGCCGGGCGCCGGTTAGGTCAGCGCCACGACGGTAATAGGGTTTTCCGTGGCTGTTATGCCAAGGATTAATAAGTATTTTTGCCCTGCCTCGTCGGCGTTTGCTGCCGGTATGGTAAGGGTCGGGTTGTCTCGAATGGTGCAAAGGTACTGGGTTGCCGCCGGCGCCGGTGCGGGCGCCTGAATGCGTGCCTGTTCGGTGGATGAGTCCGAATTAGGCACGCTGGCAGGGGCAGATTGTGGCGCTTTTTTGGCCATTAATCATTTACTCCGAAGACCACATAACGTGGGTCCCGAACGGCCGCTACGCCCATTAAGCTGGCTTTCACTGCCAAGGCAATGTCTTGCTCAAACTCACGTGGGTTTTGCGCTGGCGCTTCAACGACGGTAAGCGGCTTGGCCTCTCTCCAGATAAAGGCTTTCTTGAAGTCGCCAAGGAATACGTACGAATCGGCGATTGAAGTTGAGACGCCCGATTCTGTAAGCAACCTTCGTGCGTGTGGGCTTGTAAGGATTTGATAGTCCTTATCAAGTGGGTTTGGTGCCTCGATTTGATCGGGGTTGCCACTGGTGGCAAAGTCGCCCGATCTTGTAACGTTGGCGGAAAATGCCCTAATCGCTCGGTAGCGGTTAGCGGGCATTACAAGCATTTGTTTTGGCTCGATCAAAATATTCTTGCCCGTGTTAGGGTCAAGCATATTCGTGAAAAGCTGTTCCAGGGTGTTTACGCTGGTCCAGTCTTTGAGAACAAAATTGCCAACAAGGTTGGTCCATGCGCCGCTTGATAAATAAGTGTTGTAGCTGTTGCCGTTCCACTTATGATTATTTACCAAGCCAAGAACTACCTTTAAAATTCTTTCTTCACGTGCCAGGCCGCAATAGGTGCCGACGCTGCCGGCGCTGTCGAGAATTTGGCCGGTCAAGTCGCTGTAAATAGCTTCCATGGTGACGGCACAAATTTTACCGATTTTCTCTATTGCTGGGTACTCGATGTAGTTAGGGCTAAAGGTGGTATGCGGGTAGGGCATGCCTTCTTCAACTTTTTCTACTGAGTCAATTACGTTGCTTAACCATGGTACCTTTTGTTCTTTTAGGTTGCCGTTGGTTACTGGGATTGTTTCGCAAACGTCGTCGCCGATAAGCTTGGCAAGGTCAAACTTGTCTTTAATTTCGTTTACTAAAAGCTGCCCAGTGATAGCGGTGAAGCTGGAAGCGTCCACGCCTTCGCTGGCTTCCTGCACCCTTACGCCGCTGTTGTAGCGGTAAAGGTTTTCGGCCCAGTTATGGCCCAGGAAAGATTCGGCAAGCTGGCGAATGCTAATGCTGTGCTTGCTGATTTTTTTATCTCGGATAGCGTCGCCCAAAAACTTTGCAGTCTTTGTAATGCCATACGATTCAGTTAATTTCTTTAGCTTATTTCCTAACATGGTTCTGTTCCTTTCGGGTTCTTGTGTTACTTAGCTACGGGGTTCTTGGTGCTTAAAAGCTGAATTTTGATCTTGGTGCCGGTTGTGGCTTCAACGCAAATTCCAATGGCTTTGGCGCTGGTGTTTACGGCGGCTACGGTGTCGTTTAGTAGTGCGTTGCCGCTGTCTTTTGCGACGCCGATCCACTGGCCAATTTCATAGCTTGCGTTTACGCATGCAAATTCATACACGCCCGAACAATCAATGCGAATGATGTTGTCGGTGCTGTTCCCGTGTACTCTTGTTTCGCCTGCAAGTTTTTTCTGGCCGGATATGCCAAGAAAAGCCGCTGCAAAATTAGTTTGGGTTGTTGCCAGGTCGGTGGTCCAACTGGCTTCGGATGCTTTATAAACATTGCCCATGCCATAGCTGACAAGGTCGCCAACGCTGATTGCGTTTGCTGTTTGAACGCCTGCCGAAACTGGGTTGGTTTCGCCGTATAAATATCTTGACATGTTCCTGTTCCTTTCTTAGCTGTTGATTAATTCGTTAATAAACTGGGTATATGTATCAGTCGCCGCCACGCTGGTAGAGACTGGTTTAACAATGGTTCTTTTTGCTACGGCCTTTCGGTCAGCAACAAGTTTGGGCCAAGCCGATTCTTTCAGCTTCATAAGCTGCGTGACGAATACGGTTGTTATTGCTTCGGTTGGTATTTTTGCCTCTTTGCAAGTTCGCAATAGGCGGGCCCGTTTTTTTCTCAAGCTTTCCTGCACACGGTAGGCGTCTAACTGCGCCTTAAGTTTTGCAACTTGAACCGACTCCATAGCGGGCTTTTTCATTGGCATTTTGTCGCCGTCGGGTTCACCGTCGGGGCCTAGTAAGGCGGCTTCCATGGCTGCGGCTTCGTCGTCGCCTTCTTCCACGGGTTCCATGTCTTCGTTTTCATCGATTGGCTCAACGGGTGGCATGTTGCCGGCGGCGGGGTCCATCATTTCGTCGTCGTTTTCTTCTACGGGCTCTGCGCCTTCGTCGTCCATCAACTTAAGGGCGCCAAGTATTTTTTTTCGCTTGTCGGCTGCGCTTAGGCCGGCGTCGTTCACGATTGCCATGATGGCGTTGCCCAGGTGTTCGGCGTAGTTGTCGCCTTCGTCAATTGCTTCATCAACTGGGGCGTCGCCCATGTCGCTGTTGATTGGTGCGGGCGGTGCCATTTCTGGCATTTCATCTTCGGGGTTCATCGTCCTGTTCCTTTCGTTGTAGGCTTCAAAAAGTCCTCGAGTCGTTGCTGGGTCGGCCACTAGGTCCACACTGTCAACGTCCCGTATCTCTGTAACTATCTCGCCGCCCTCGGCGGTGTTTTGCACTTCGGCGGTTGCGTTGTGCGATAAGCCAATTGCGGTATGGTCGTTTTTAATCCACCATTGAAACGCTTCGGCTAACGGGTGCTTTGGGTTGTATTGCAAGTCGCCGAAAAGCCCCTGCCCTGGTTGGAAGCGCACATTAACCATGCGGCCAAAACGATCTGAAAACTTGCGGGGGTCCGTGCCGGTGTTATGGTCTAAATTTACTTTGACGCCTTCGTACTTGCTTACGGCTGCTTGTATTGCTTCTTTTGTGTAGGTGCGATTGTTGCGGCTTTTGAAGCCAAGTATCTTGCACCCTGGAATGGTTGGCGTTTTTTCCCTAGGTGCCACGACGGCAACGGCGGCCATTTTTGGCAAGCCTTTGATGACGTCTTCCATGATGTTGATAATTCTGGTCATACAAACAAATGACACGCCTGCATACGTGTTTGGCTAATCTGTAAAAATTTTTAACATTTCTACGCCTTGCTCATATAGCGCCATGGTGTCGCCGGCGGTGTGTCCAGTGGCCCGTGCTGCCTGGGTAATGCTGGCCCTATTAAAATAGCGCTCCCGCATTACCTGGGCATGGTCGGGCGGCAATAGTTCCAAGGCGTCATTAATTAAATCGTCGGCGGCGTGCCTGCGGTCTAGTCCAAGCTCGTCGCCTATTAGTGGGTCGAAGCTGTTTTCCCACACTGGCCGACGCCCGAAAACATAGCGGTAGATGCTGCCCTTAACCCATAGGCCCGCATAGGCGCCAAACGTCACGCCCTTTGATTCATCCCAATGGTTTGCGGCTTTGATTAGGCCAAGCCAACCTTGTTGCTGAAGGTCGTCAAGTTCGGCCGTTGACATGCTTTTGTAAAAGCTTGCAACTTTTAGCACTAGGGGCTCATGGGCTAGGATTTGTTCATGGGTTGCAGGCAACGGCGTTCCTTTTAGAACGTGGGCGCTTGTTGGTCGGGCTGGGGTGCTCCCCCTGCTCCCTCAGCGCCGGCGGCGTCCTGTGCCGGTTGGCCTTGTGCCCCGTCGGCGCCTGGCTGCTGCTGCTGCGGCTGGGCTGGGTCGGCCTTAAGATTTTTGCTCTCGGTTTCGTAGTCTAGGCCAAGTTCGCTGCATATGGTCTGCTTGCTCTTTATTCCCATTTCCAAGTAGGTGCGGTTTGTTGTTGCCTCTCTGTCGGTGTCCCGTGTTACCAGGCTGGGCCCTTCGCATTTAATCGTAACGTCGGTTAGCACTTCGGCGGGCAAAATGCCACGGTCCACGGCTGCACGTATTTGGCGCCAAATTAAACTACGGTTGGGGTTTAGTCTGCGCTCCCCGAATGCCTGCCCTAATATTGCCTGCATGCGTTTAAATGATCTGTGGGCGGGCCCTTCTGCTACTAGGGCGCTGGCAAAATTGTTATTGCTGGCGTCGGCGCTCATCATCGTTTCGGTAATGCCGTACCTGGAAGCAATGGCACGCAAGTTTGCCTGCAATGCTTCTACCATGCCGCCGGCGTCCAGGTTAGCTGCGGGAAACTCATAATCAATATTATCTGACGACGTGAGAATGCTGCCGTAGCCAAAACGGTTAAGGTTAGAACTTTGGTTAGTGTTAGGGTCGGTAATGGTGGCGTCGGTGCTGGTGGCTGATAGCGCTGCCAGGGCGTCGGGGGGGCTGTCTTTAACTTTGCGAATAACTGCAAACTTTGCCCGTGCTTTTGCCAGGGTAATAAGGCTGGTTAAAAGTTCCTCGCAAAATTTAAAATTGCCCTCGACTGCGTACGTCGTAGGTAGTCCACGTTTGGCATTGGAGTCGGTATTTAACTTTAAATGCAAAATGTTTTCGGCTTCAATCAAGGTTGGCGTAAGGCTTTCAAATGGGCGTTCAATTACCCAATAGCCTCGAACGGTTTGAGCGTCTTCGGGGTCTGATTCAATACCGAATGAATGATCTGGTTTAGTTGTGTTGTCGCTGGGGCTGCGTACTAATTCGGGTTCGATAAAGCGCAAGGCTATTAGGCCGCCTTTTTGCGGGAAAACACGTATGAAACATTCACCGTCAACGTGTAGCCGCCTTATAGTTTCGGCCTCGATATTAGGCAATTCTGCTGATTCTCTAAATAAGTCGATTAGTTCTTGCACTTGCCTTACTACGGCTTCGGATACTGTTTTCTTCCTGGGCATTGCAACGTAAGTAAGCCCGGTGCCAACGACGTAAGAAATGTGGGCGTTCACGGCTGCAATGGCGTATTCGTTGTTTTTGCATATTAGGCGGCTGCGGTCCCTAATCATTTTTAACTGAAACCAGTTAATATAAGTCGGCAACGATTCGCCGGTTAGCCGGTTGTCACGTCGGGCAAGATAAACTTGGGTTCCGCCGTCGGTGAAGCCGTACGGGCCTTGTTCAGCGAACAAGTCGCTACTAGTGCCGTATGGGCTGAATGGCAATGCACCAAAAAAATTAGTGCTTTCTTGCGCCTGTTTAATGTTCATGCTGCCCCTGTTTTTTAAGCAACGTCTATGACGCAAAATCCAGATAAGCGGCCGCCGTCTCTAATGCGTAGGTTTAAACCTTTGCCGGTGTCGGCGGCGACAAGTGGCACGGCGGGGGTGCCAAACGCTGTGACGTATTGGCCTAAGTCGCAAAATATCAGCGGCCCGGTTAGCTGGGTGTTGTCGCTGTCTGCGAAGTCGAACGTAATGCCGCCCAGGTTGGTTACACTCACCATAAGTAAGCTGTTAGTCACGCCGGCGGCGGCCGCTGCCAAACTGTAATTGCCAGGGCCGTTAAAATCGATTTTTACTGTAATAGCTGCCATAAATACTCCTTTCTTATAAATGACCTATAACTCGTTCCACTGCGTTGCTAGCCGGTAAATAACACGCTAAATTGAAAGCGTCGGCAAGGTCGGGCGATTTGCCAAGGCGGCGCTTAGTTTGGGTCTTTGCCTCGACTACTCTGCGGTTCATGTTGTCCACGACAAACACGGGCGCCTTTAGTTCCGCAAGGAGTTGCTGCTGGGCTGCCAGTGGTAGCGCCTGCATGGATAGATTGCCGTCCCTGGCTAACTCGGCCGATAAAAACCAAAGCTCGCTGCGTAGGTTTGGGAAGTCGCCGGGCCAGTTGGAAACGGTTGCGCTGTTGACGCCGACGAACGTATAGCGCTCATTGCCTGCGCCGCAACAATCAACGACGCCGGCGCCTAGTCCGCCCTCATCGATGTAGACGGGAATTGCCCTGGCTGGTTGGTTTGGTGTGGCGTGCTCGGCTGCCAATTCTTTAAGCCGCTGCGCTGTTTGGGTTATAGTCCAACCTCGATGCGCTTCAATGGCAATAAGGCAACGGCCACGGCGTACTACCATAACCGTACGATCATCACCAAAACGGGCAACGTCGCAACCGATTGCAACAAGCCAATTGGGTTGTACTTCCATGGGTTGCAATAGCAATGCCAGGGCGCTGTCGCCCCATACGCTATTGATGGCCCTGGTAGGCCAGCGGCCAAGTATTTGTATTTCAAACAACGGGTCTTCGGGTAGGTATGTGACGCCGTCAAACGTGAATGCGTTCCATGGGTGCGGCTCGTCGTCCTTAAGGCGTTTGCATTCGCCCTCAAGGCGCTCAACTACTTGCTGGTAAGTAACGGCGCCGGGTATGATGTTTTGCCTGCTGGTTACGTTTGGATGATCAAGCGCCGACATTTCAAGCACTGTATGCCTGCCGCTGGCTTCCTCTGCATACGCTGGGCTACTAACGTCGTACGGGTTGTAAATGCCAAGAAAACAATAGCTAGGGCCGTCCGATAGCATAGTTCTGGCACGTTCCCAAAATATCTTGTCAACGCCGGCGGCCTCGTCAAAAACGATCATTAGGGCGGTGCCGTGTCGGCCTTGGAATGCGTCGGCCTTATTCGCTGTTAACCCGTGGATAAAGTGGTTGGGCGATTCTTCAAGGCGTGTAGCCTTGGGCAAAAAATGCGGGTCACGTGGGCGAATGTTTCGCAATTCTTTAAATAGCAAGTCGCTTACTTGGATATGGGTCGGCGCTGTTGTTAGCACTAGCCCAGGGTTGTGCTTGTCATAGAACCACGACGCCGCCAATGATGCGATAAAAGTTTTGCCAACGGCGTGCGCTGCCCGTACTAGCACGCTGTAAGGCGGCTTTGTAAGTGCGGTTAAAATCTGCGCCTGTTGCGGCGTAATACGAATGCCTTTAGCGGCGGCGTAAGCGATAGGGTCGGCCGGTAGTGCGGTGTTTAGTGCGGCCAGTTCTGCACGGGTGCGGCGTGCCATAGCTAGGATTTGCCTCGCGGTTTTCATAGGGCGGCGCCCCATTGGGCGGCCATAGCGTCGGCAATGCCTTGATATGTTTTTGACCGTATTTTCCATCTATCGGGGCTTGGTGGTAGTTTGTCTTGGCCGTAGTTGCTGCATTGATTGCCCCAACGGTTAGCTGGTTTTCCGCTGGGCGTTATAACGACACGGGGCGCAATTAATTTAGTTGGAGTAAGCACGGGTAAATTCTTCAACCATAAACAGGTTTTTTTACTTGCGTCGTGCCCAAACTCATAAGGGTTAATGATTTGGTCGGGCTTGCGTATACGGCTGCTTATAACGCTGATTGGGTTTTCTATAGCAATGTGCTTGATAGGCGCTTTCATTAATAGCTGCACGAATGTTAAGGCGTCTTCGGTTAGTTGCGGGTCCCTTATGCCTCTGGTTGTCCAGTGCATTCCGCTTACACTTAGGTAAGTGCAAGGCGGGTGGGCAATCATTAAATCCCAGTGCTGACTTTCCAAGAGCCCGGCGACGCTGCCTTGGTAATGCTGCCCTGGTTGATCGGTGGGAAGTAAATCACATGACCATGCGTCATGGCCTAGCGCTGTAAATGCGTTTCGTACTGTGCCGCTAAATTCGCATGCAACTAATACCCGCATAAGATTATTTGCCCTCATTTTGGCGGGCCATACTGTTCTTGGCCATTTCGCCACGTATGGCGTTCATCTCTTTGCGTAGTTCGTCAAGCTCCCTGCGGTCTGTGATTTTTGCAAACATTTCGGGGTGCCGGCGTTCAAGTAGCCACGCCGACGCCTGCCATGCCACGCCGCTATGCTTTGCTAAGTTGTCTAGGTTGTTTACGATGAATATGTTTTCAGCGGCGGCCATGCGTTTAACTAGACTGGCAAACAATCCCGTTTTGGCGTCTTTGCCCTTTTGGCGCCAATTGTACAAAGTTTTTTGGTCAATGCCGGCGGTGCTGGCTGCAACCTTGACGGTAGCGCCCAAGGTGATTGCCTTGCATATGGCTTTGATTTTTGTCTCGTTTATATCGGCTTTCTTTTTGGCCATAGTTTCCTTTTTTAGCTGGGAAAATTGCTAGGGTTTTGTCACGTCGCTGCCAGGCGGGTCAAGTTCGCTTGACTTTATTTCCCCCGATTGCACTCGGCACCAAAGGCGCAAGGCTTCAAGCCCTTCGGCTAAATACATGGTGGCGGCTGCTTGGGCCCGTATGTAGTCGGCGGCGCAATAGCTGCTGTAGGTTTCATTGAACCAGTCGATAGGTTCTTGGCATTGGTTTTTAAACGTAGGTTTGTTTGCGTCGGGTCCGATCATCTTCTACCTCGTCGGGGCCCTGCGTGCGGGCTGTTAGGGTTGTTAATTAGGTGCTGCGCTGTTCTCATCATGCGTCGGCCTATTGCGCCACGATTTGAATAATGGCGCAAAACGGCCCAGTAAAATTTGCCTTTACTTGGTGCCATCATTGCCCTGTTCATTACGGCCCTGGGAACGCTAGGGTAAACGTAACGGCCTGACATGTTGCGCCAACTGGGTTTGAGTACAACCATAGTCAAGTCCCCAACGTCCCGAATATCCTGCTCTCCGCCATAGTCGCCGCCGTAAAGGCGAAAATTGAATGCTCCAATCCAAGAGCTATCACAATCAACGTCTTGCCCGTCCTGGTAGCCATAGCGAAGGGATAAGTCCCCATGTCGTTCAACGTCTCGTTTCCCGTATGGCCTTGGGTCTTGCCTGGTGGTTTCGGGTGGTAGCTGTTTGCCACGACGGCGGCGGCGTTGGCTGTCACGCTGGTAGTTGTTTTTCATGCCTGCAAGTTCAGTTTGCAAAATGCCGTAAAGGCGTTTGTACTCGCTGGCTTGGCTTTTTTGGGCTGCTGGTGTAACGGGTGTAAGGGCCCGGTCTTCCGGCGATGGCGGGCGAATTTCAAGCTGCTGTTTTTTAGGTGGCTGCGGCGGCGGCTTGGGTTGGTTTACCGGCTTAGAATTGCCAAACAGCAATTTGCCAAGAAACTTTCCCAGTGCTCCAAATATAGCTGGTCCTATCATAATTATTTACCTGGGTTTAAGCGCCTAAGATTTTTCTTATCGTCCCGTGTTGCCTGCAAGCTTCCAAACGTTTCAGCGCCTTGCTTTTTTCTAAAATGCTTTATGTTGTTGGCTTCAATCCCAATTTTGTTTGTGGGTAGCGTGATTGCTAGTAAGTCGCTTTTGGTTTGGTTCATGTAGCCGGCGGCGTCCAGGGCGGCGCTGTCGGGAAAAACTTCGGCGTGCCTGTCGTTTTCTCGATTAATTAAGTGGTCTTCTTTGCCGCCTAAACTGTAAAGGTACTTAAAGTTTTTAGGGCAATTGCCTTCGACCATGGCCTTAAAGCGGCTTACCTCTTTCGTGTAACAATAGAAGGTTACTGCTGGCACTAAGGCGGCAATGTCAAGCCATGCTTGGAGATAGTCGTCACTGTAAAAATCGCCGGCGTCATGAATGCGAACGTAAGTTATTTTTTTGTGACTTTTAATGTCCGCAACCATATCCTCTTGCCACTTCCACAAATTGGATAAAGTACGCTCTAGGTTGTCTAGGTGTTTGGCTTTGACGTTAGGAAACAAATAGGTGCCATTACGGGCATAGCATAGGTTTACGCAAGCGCAAGCCTGCGGGCATGCGTTGAACCATGTGCCGTTAGATAGCTTTACTTGCCAGGCGGGTAGCGTCCAGTTCCAAATGCCGTCTGGCTTTAATTCGCTATTCTGCGTTAGTAGTCCCATACCCCTACCTCCCTCCCTAATAAATGACCAGAGTGCAATATGCGGCGTCTTTGAGCGTTTTTGGTGGCAAGTAGCTGACTATTAAATGGTCGATGTGGTCGGTGTTGTCCTCGGCTAAAACCCCTATTAATTGCATTAGGTCAAGGCACGCCTTGGCGGTGTTGTCAATGTCCCTGGTACTGCGCCAACCTTTGCCGCCGTAAATGCTGATATGGACTTTGGCGGGGTAATTGCGATGGGGTTTTGTTGCGCCAATGGTAAGGGTGTTTTCTGTAAGCCAATCGGTATAGCGTTTTGTTTTAAAGGTGTGCCGGCCTCGGCGCTGGTAAAGGTGGTTTGTTGACGGTGGGATGGTTAGCGTGTAGGTGTGGGTCATGCGTCTTTGATTGTTGTAAGAATTAAAAAAGCCCCCGCTGCCCCGGTTGCTTAAAAGGGGCCCGCCCTGCCGTCACTTGCCAGTAAAACAGTTTGGTGCGGGGGTGTTCGGGATGGACTACTTGCAGCCGCCGGCGGCGGTCCTGCCTCGTCGGTGAAATAGTTTGCCGCCTCGTTCACGCTGTACGGTGCGGGTGGTGGTTACTTGCACGCTAACACGTGGGGCACGGGCTGCGCTGCACTGGCCGTTAGAACAATCAGCGCCAAGCGCCAAGGTTAAAAGAATCGCAATCATAAGATACTCCAAAAAAAAGACGTTCACACACTGCCCGCCACGCTGGCGGGTTTTCGTTTGGTTGCCATAAATGGCTTTAATAATGGGTTGCCTTGTTCCAAGGCGTAGACTGGGCCATAACCTAAATCAATTAAGTTTTCTGGCCTGCGTAGTTCGTCTATGGTGCACCAACCAACAAAATGAACGGTTGGTATTTGAACAATTGCCAAAACAAAAATATCGACGTCGGGGTTGTTTTGATCTAGGTTTCTTAGTAGTCGGGCCTTTAAGTTTGTGCTGGCTTTTATGTCAATGCGTTTGCCTGCGGTTATGTTGTCGTAACCGTTTTTGCGGCTGATAAAAGTAAAATCGGGAAAAACATTAAAGCGTTTAGCCCAGGCGTATTCTGCTGCGTAACCCGTCACGTCTGAAGTGGTTTGGTCGTGTGAAAGTTTTGGGCACTGAGCGCCGGCGGCGGCCGAAACGGCACTGCGTAACGCTGCGGTGTTATATATCACGCCGACGTCGGCGGGGGATAAAGTTACTTGCAAGGCTAGGATTTTTCAGAAGTGGCGTGGCGTCCTGCCCGTTATGCCCGTAATTGTTTTTCTAAGAGGGTTAGGTACTCGCTCTTACGTGTGAGAAGTTTTACCATTTTTAAAATTAGTGTCAACAAAATTAAGGGCGTGTTCTGATTTTTTTTAGAACAACGGCGGCGTCTTCTTTGACGTTTTTGTTATAGCTTTTCCAGTTTTTAAGATGGCCGACGAATAGGTGGCAATTGCCACCGTTTTCGCAAAGAGTAATAAAATTGGACACTACAAGTTCTAGGTCGGGGCGCTGGTGGTAAGGCTCAATATGATGCACTTCCAGCTTGTCGGCGCTGCCGCATGCGGCACAAGTTGAATTTGTTTTTAACCATGCTTTGCGTACTGCCGGCCATAGCGGCGAACGTGCTGGCATACCGGCAAAATATTCGGTAAGTCGTTTTACAATGCTCATTGTTTTATTTCCAATAGTGCCTTGTGAATGTACCATTGCGCTTTAAGCAAGTTTTCCTGCAAGGTGTCTTTTAACCTGGCACGCCATAGATATTTAATTGCCTGCCCTCGGCAAAAATCAATAAAGGCTTCTTTGCCTAGTGCGGCTTCAATGGCTTCAATGCACTCGATTGGGGCGGCGGTGTAATGCGGTGGGTGGTTTATTTTGCTGGTGTCCATTAGTTGCGCTCGCTCTCTGCCTTAATGTCGTAAGCAATACACCTTTTAATTACGTCTGATAAATTTTTAGCAACCTGTGGCGTTATTTGGGCGCCTAGTGTGGCGCTATATGCCATTGCAAAAACTGCCGTTGTTGCTTCGGTTTCTGCTTGCTCGCTGTACCAGTCTCGTTCAATTACGGCGTCGGCTATTCGCTTCATAGCCTCAAGGTCGGTAAATTTTTTTGTGAGAATATTTTCTAGAAAATCTAAAATAAATTCTTCAAACGGATTTATTTCGTCTTCTGTTTTCCAGTCGCTTCCGCCGTCGTCGGTTTCGTTGTCGTCGTGTTCGTGTTCTTCTTCCCAAAAATCTTTACTCATAACATCCTCGTTGATACATGTAAAAACCTATTTTGCTCAGGCCACTTTGTTACTTGGTAAGTAACGTCGATTGCCCAGCCGCCTATTGGCCGGGCTGCCCTGCCTTTAGAAACATGCCAACCGTCTTTGTGCTCGTTTTTGTACGCTGCACAACGTAGAAAAAACTGTTGCGCCATTTCCAGCTTGCCGGTGCTTGTAACTCTAATCGGGTTATTCTCGTCGGCGTTTCGTCGGTGGATATGCCCGCTTAGATAGACGTCGCCACCTTCATACATTCCTCTGGTGCGGCTGTTGTCAATCAGCCCTCTGGTAACTTCGCCGCCGCCGCCGTAACCATGATGGTAATGAATGCGCCGGCTTAAGACGGTTTTGTTTATGTGCGATTGAAACAATACCCAACCCCAATATTGGCCAACGGCTCCCCTAAAACCGTGGGGCCTTAAGCCATCAGCAAAGCGCTGAATAATGTCCGTGTCGTTTCTGGCCTGCACGCTGGTTTCATGATTGCCAGGACTAACAAGCGCAATATTTTTTGCGTAGGGTTTGAACCATTCGACGGCTGTTTCCAAGACGCTGTCCAGGTAGCAATTGCCTCGGTGCTCTGGCCGTAAGACGCTTTGGTCCCTTCGTGGGTCCCATTTGCCTTGCATCAAGTCGAACACGTCGCCGGCCATGATAATCATGGCGTTTTCTTTTTTGGCGGCTTCAAGATGGGATTTAAGAATTTCACGCTCACAATGGGCGCTGTCCCAATGCAAGTCGCTCATGGCGTAAACGGTGCGTGTTTCTTTTACTCTGCTATAGGGCACAATTAAGCGGTGTACGTGGGTGTCGGTGCGTTCGATCCGCCATTCGTCTTTTACCGGCCTAACCTTTGGCATTAAAACCTCAGATGGACCGGGTCGTCATTCTGCGTAAGCCAACGAAAAGCGTCGGGCTCATGCCATGTTTCGCCGGTGGGGTCGGTCCATGACCTTCGGCGTTTTGGGTCTGGCTTCCAGCGAAGTTCCATAAGCCGGCGACGTCGGGCCTCGTCCCGTAATGGTTCCCACTGGTCCATGCCTGCCCCTGTTAAATGCTGTTGGCCCTTAGAAGTAAATGACCCTAGCGGGCGGTGTACTAGGGTCTCCGTGTTAAGCAGCGCTGTGGTGCTTGGCGCTCCGCCCCTCACGGATATTAAAAAGGCAAGTCTTCTATGAACTCGTCTTCCTTGTCTTTTTGCCCTGCTGGGTGCGGTAAATAGGCACGTATACGGGCGTACGTTTTGCCCTGGTACGCTTCGTTGCTGGTTTCAATCTGCACCCTTTTTCCGACAAGCTCGGCGCTGTCGTTAGGGTTGTCCAGGCTGACGGCCTCGCATATTTTTATTAAGGTTTCTTGGGCAATGGCCATAGCCTTTACACTTGGGTTGCGTAGATTAAGGCGGTCAAATACCCTTAAGCCTGCCTGCGGGCCTTCATCGACTTCAAGCATTAACTGCAAATATTCGCCGGTGCCTGCCTTGGTCAATTTGGTTTCTTCGGTTTTTATTACTGCGCTGTAGGTGCCTGGTGGCAATTCTACTGGTACCCTTTTTGATGGTGGCGCCGATGGTGAAAAATCGCTGTCGTTAAAAATCATACTAAATCCCCTTCTTTCCAGTCTCTAGTTATAGAACCCTCTGACCATGCCACGCTGGCAGTGTCAATCTTTGTTGGTTCGTCGCCAGGCAATAACCCGTAACGAACGCTCATTCGTGAAATAAGATTGTCTAAAACGTTGCGGGGCTGCTGTGCGGCGCTCTGCAATTGAATAGTTATGTCTTCAACAAGTAGCGCCTTTTCAACGGCTGTTTCTGCCCTTGCTTTTACTTGCATTCGCCATTTGGGATTGCGGGTAAAGTATTCGGTGCTGCCCATTAGGGCCCTGTCCCGGCCGTCTTTGACGCCGGCATAAACTCGGCCATCTGGACAACGGCACCAAACGGCGGCGGTGCGGCTGCTGCACCATACACCGTCTACAACGTCGGGCAACCATGGTACGGAGATTAAGCCGCTGTTTAAACAGTCCGTGCAAACGCCTCTTTCCTCGGCAACTTGGTAGGCGGTGCGCTTCATTTTTTCCCTGCGAAACATTAGCGCATGTTGCTCCAATGCGTTTAAATGTTTCTCATGCGAAAATGGCGGTATTTCCTGACGTGCGACGCCGTCCGTTGCTGCCATCATTTCCTCAGCGGTAAAGCCATAGCGCCGGAAAAAGCCGATCCAAGTTCCAACCATTTTGCCGTCGGCGTCGTTGTGCCAACCAAATAAAGTTCGGTGGTAGTCGGCCCAGCGGAACCATTCAGCCTTTTCGGCTTCGGCGTTTGCCTGGGTAATTAAGTTAGTTTCGCCCATTGTAAGCAACCTCCAAAACGTCCCGCTGCCTTGGGTCGGCGGCCATGCTGGTTAAAAGTTCCTCGGTGCTTTTTGGCGCCGCTGGGCCCCTTCGTTGCTGCTGGCGTAACTCTCGATCAGAAAACAAAAACAGGGGTTCCGTGCGGTCACGTTTTGGGTCAGCAATTGCGGCGGCGATTGCCGGCGCCGTTATGCCACGACGCAACGCCTCGGAAAAAACTTCTATTATTTTTGGAAAAGTTTCGTTGCCTGGGCGGCTGCCTTTGACGTAATGGTTCCATTCAAGGGTAAGCTCATGCGCCGGGTTTTCTGTGGGGGTGGGCACAACAGCCTGCCCCCCCTTGCCAAGAATAGGTAAGGATTGAATAGGTAAGCCAAGAATAGGTAGGTCGCTACTCTGAGAAGGTTTCTCAGTGGGGTTTAGTGGCGTACTATGTTGGCTACTATGTTGGCTACTGTGTTGTTCACTTGGTAGCGTAGCATATGGCCTACTTGAGACAAACGTTTTACCCTTGCGTGACATTATGCCTTTGACGTAAGTCGGGCAATGTTCTTCCCAGTCGTGAATGCAAAGACGGGCTTCGGGGTGCCGATCAAGCCAACCCGTTTCGACCAGGGCAAGAATCATTTGATCGGGGTCGCCTGACCATTCCAGGGCGGCGGCAATGTCCTCGTTGCTATGGCGTCCAATTGCCCCGTCCATGGCGTTAGCCATGGCAAAAACCCAAAGGCTTTCTAACAGGCCAACGGCCTGCCAGTGGGGCAATGCAAGTTTGCGTTTTAAGCGCATAAATTTTATGGACGCTGTCGTAGTTGCCTTCATGATTAAACCTCCTATTTAATGCGTAAATGTTGGCCACGTGGTAAAACGGTAACGCCTGCAACAATTTCGCCGCCCTTGATTTTTTCACGTATGACGTCAAGGTTTGGGCTTAGGGTAATTTTTTGACAATCGGGGGGTAGGTGCTCCGCTGGGACTGTAACCTCTAGCGGCTGCACGCCGCCGTTGGCGCAAATAGATAAGCTGAAAAAACTGGTTTTCAGTTTGTCAATTCCATGCAGGCCAAAAAAGTACATTAATCTGCCCTTCATGGCTTTAACGGTGTTGCCGTCTTGATCGCTCAATTTGCGAATGCGTTCGGCTTCTTCCTTCCTGGCGGCGGCCGTCAATTCAAGCTCTCGAATAATGCGGCAATAGGCTTCGACTTTGTCCTCAATTTTGCCTTCTAGTTCGGCTAGAAGTTCATCAAGCACGGGGTCAAGTTCGCCGTCGCCGGCGTCGTCTTTAGTAGCCCAAAATTCCAATATCTTTGCGCCATGGGATAAATCTAAAATGCTCATTACTTTGCACCTCCTGCAACGGTTACGGGTTCTTTAAAGGGATTGTTTTCTGCGGCTTGTAAATCAATTTCATGATTAAGGTTAGCAATGACGGCCTCGGCGTCGTCTTGGCTTAACTCGGTGGGCTTGCTCACGTTGTAAAGCGCTTTAACCTCGGCGCCCCATGCGGCTTTTTTTTCCTTGGTATAGCCTAGCTCCTTCAAGAGAAAATTAATTTCTTTAAGTTGCTCAGCCGTGATTGCCATGCCCTTTGTTGGTATTATCACCTCACCATTTACGGGCGCCGGTGCCGCATCGGTAATAGGCCTTTCGACTAATAGGCGGCTGCCGTCGTCGTTGGTTGCTAAAACGTCCGTTTTCATTTTGGGCGCTTTAACTTCTTTGTCTTCAAACTCATCTGGTGCGTACACGCCTAACATGACGGCGGGGGCATGACGGCGGGCCCAAATACGTGCGCCCATGTAACTAAGCATTTGATCGGGGTTTTTGTCCCAATGCTTATTGTCCGTGCGAACGTCTGAAAATATTGCCGTTATTGTTCTGGCTTCTTCTTCACCTTTAAGGGTGCCAATAACTGTAACTTCACGGTTATTACCTTGGCCTTTGTAGGTGTAGTTTAAGCTGCCATGAATAACGCCGCTGCCCTGGATAGCGGCGGCCACTAGCTTGCCCTCAAACATTAAATGGCCGTTGACAATGCTAGTAGCCTGCGCCACTGCAAAGGGGCTCATGCCCCAACGAATGGCTTGCTCGATTACTAGCAAACAATCTGAAGGCGATTTTTGTAAATGATAAGGCACTAATTTTGCCCCTGCCATTATCTCGGCCAGTTTAACGGCTTCGGCAAAGCCATTTATTTCAAGCGCCTTTTCGGGGCGTGCGGTTATAGCTGTTTGCATGTTTCTAACTCCTTAATGATTTTTTCTCGAATTACCATCACGTTCCTGGGTGCATCGACAACAAGCCTTGCAGCCCCTGTGCTGACGCCGGCGACGCCAACCCAACAAGTAAGCCCGTCCATGTTGAGCAAAAAACGCTCCCCTTCTTTGATTTTCAACACTAATCCGTTTAGTCTTCCTGCCATCTGCCTGCCTCCTGCTGAAGAAAAAAAAAACGCCCGGCACCATTCAACGAACGGTATAAACCGGGCGCCCCGGTCTAGGTCGGTTAAAAGGGCGGTGGTACGTCAATCCACTGGCTGCCCTGTTCTGCGCCATAAACTAGCGCTTCGTCTAAAGTGTTCACGTGGTGCCAGACTGTGCGGCGGGTCCAATGCCATTGCACTTTGCAGTCAACAACGGCCATTTTGCTAATGCGTGCCAGAATGGAAAAACCTGGTAAGTCGAAACGTACTTGGTAACAAAAATCTACGTTCTCAAACGGCATTGCAAATTCTCGAATCGCTTCGGGCGCTGCTTCCATAATCAACTGGTGGGCGTTGTCTGCCTCTTGTTGGTCTTGTTCTGCAAGCTGGCGTTCCTTTGTTTGGCGGCGAATTTTTGCCGCTGCAATTTCATGGTCCAACCGTTCTAGGGCGTTCATCGTTTACTCCTAAGCAAGTGAAAAGTTTCTGCGGGCCAATGCCCGACGTTCTAACTGTATACCGTTTGACTCATGGCGTCAAGTTATTTGACTCAAATTTATTTAATGAATTGGTATATGTAATTAAATAACATGGTGTACAATACTTTAATTACAAGGAGTGTTTTGTTATGATCGCCTACATGAAAAAACCTGTACGACCTAGAATTTTTGTTGATTGTGACGATCTGGACGCCATTGCCGTTGCACTGATGAAGTTGCATACCGGCAAGACGCCCAAAGAGATGTTTTTGAAGCTTATTCGGGAACAACTTAAGCCTTACATGGCTGAGGCTAAAACGATCCTGGACAAGCGAAAAAAGCCTTAATCGTCTTTTCCCTGCTGGGCTTGGTCTTTTGCAATTAATGTTGCTAATACCAACGTCCTGCGCTGGATTTTTCTGGCTATTCCTCTGGCTAGTGTTGCGTCGTATTTTTCGATGTGCTGGCGCTTTACTTCCAGTTCG